TAGAAAAGTTAATCGTAGTTTAACAATTAACAAACCAAAATCTAAAAAGTATTAAAATATATTAAGAGGATAAATGTTAAACCTTCTGTCACAAAGAGACATAAAAGAAAACTGGAAAGAGTATGAGACTTATATTGAAAAAGCTTATACTTCTACAGAAGGTGGAAACTTACTAACAAGTAATAGTTCTATTGATGTATATAAAACTATTTATGGGAAGTTGATGAATCCTTTTAATGAAGATACCCATTTATGGCTCTCAAAAAACAAGGAGTATCTTTTATTGACTCAGATACAAGAGTGTGAGTTCACAGGTAGGAAAACTATACTTCTTGAATCAGGAACTAGATTAAAAGATGTTGATATAAAAACACGAGATAAATGGTATCACGATATTCATAATACTATTTCAAAATTCGCAAAGGAAAGAGGTTGCGTAGCAATATATGCTTTTAGTGACTTGGATTATTTTATAAAAGTTGCGAAGAAAACAAAAGAATGGAGTAACGTAATGACTCGTTACCAATTCTATTTTCCATTATAAAGGGAGGATAGATGTTAGAGTTACTCACTCCAGAAAATATAAAAGAAAATTGGAAAAGATATAAAGATAATTTAAAAGTAGCATTTACTTCTTCTGAAGGTACTGACTTTGTAACAGGAGAAGGTTCAGAAGATATATATAAAGTTATTTATAATAGATTAATAAATCCTTTCTCACAAACTATGCACCTTTGGAGTGAAGGAGAAGAAGATTATATTGTCTTAACACAGTTACAAGAAAGCGATTCTACAGGTAAAAGAACTTTAGTATTGTTTTCTGCTACTCGTACTGAAGATGTTGATGAAGAGACTATAGCAAATCGTTACTATGAATCTTACCAAACTATTTCAAAGTTTGCGAGAGATAATAAATGTGTAGGTATGTTTTGTTATAGTGACTTAGATTACTTTGCTGAAATGGCACAGAAAACAAAAGAATGGAGTAATGTTATAACTCGTTACCAGTTCTATTTTCCCTTATAAGAGAAATTATTATGAAAATTTATACAGAAATAAATTATGAGTGGCTAGATGGACAGCTAATCGAAACATCTTCCAAATCCTTTAACTACACTGGTGATCTTACCCTCTGCGGAGGAGGAGGAGGCGGTGGTGGTGGTAAAGGAGGAGGTGGAGGTGGTGGAGGAGGCACACTAGGATCTATAACATCTTCAGTTAGCGATGCAGTAAGCCCGTTAGCCTCCACAGTATCAGATGTAGGAGGATCAGTAGTAGGTGCGGCAGCAGATACGGTAAGTGGTGCGGGAGATGCAGCAGCAGATTTAGCAGGTTCAGCAGTAAATACCGCTACTGAAGTAGTAAGTGGTGCGGGCGGATTCGTTGGAGATGCGGGTGCAGCAGTAGGAGATATTGCATCTGAAGGAATTGGAGCAGTTGAAAATGCGGCAGGAGCCGTAGGTGATGCGTTAGGAGCAGGGATGGATGAACTAGGAAGAGTTCCCGGTAATCTAGGAAAGATAGTCACCGATCCTTTAGGATCTGTTAAGACAGCTATGTTAGGTGCAACTGAAGGAATTGGAGCAGGTGCAACCGCAATAGGAGATGGTGGAAAAGGTTCTCTAGGAAAACTCAGACAAAATAACCCATTCTTAGCTGCTAAAAAAGGTAAAAAATCTGGTAGAGGTTCCGCTAAATTTAGACGACCTACCTCTTCTTTAGGTAAAATTAAATAATAATAATTAATGGAAACTATTAGCGTTAATTCCTTTGAAGGGGAAAAACAAGGTAAAGTAGCTGGAATGTATACTAACCTTTCTTCAGGTCGTTGGACATTTTTAGATAGGGCAAGATCAGCATCCGAAATAACTATACCTTCCTTATTACCTGCTGATGGACATACAGGTTCTTCGATCCTACCTAGTCCTTATCAATCTATAGGAGCAGAAGGTATAAATAATTTATCTAGTAAGTTATTACTTTCCCTACTCCCTCCTAATGCACCCTTTTTTCGTTTAGTTATAGATGATGCTGAATTAGAAGCTTTAGTAGCAGAAAAAAAAGGACAAGCTGAAGAGGCTTTAGCGAAGATTGAACATATGGTAATGCAGGAAATTGAGGTGAGAGCATTTCGAGTTCCTATATCAGAAGCTTTAAAGCATTTACTTATTGCTGGTAATGTTTTAATCCACTTACCTGATAAAGAAAAGATGAGAGTCTTTAAATTAGATAGGTATGTGGTTAAACGAGATTCGATGGGGAATGTTTTAAAGATAATTATCAAAGAATCTCTTTCTCCTTTATCCCTTCCAGATAATGCAAAGCAATTACTTCCCACACCAGAGGAAGATGAGATTTCAAATTCCACCGTAGATCTTTATACTTGTGTATATTGGTCAGGTAAATCTTGGAAAGTTCATCAAGAATTAGAAGGAGAAGTTGTACCCGGAAGTGAAGGTTCTTATCCTAAAAATAAATGTCCGTTTCTTGCTCTTAGATTCACTCATATAGATGGAGAAGATTACGGTAGAGGATTTGTAGAAGAATATATTGGAGATTTAAAATCTTTAGAAACTTTAACAAAAGCTATAGTAGAAGGAAGTGCGGCAGCTTCTAAAGTTTTATTCTTGGTTAGACCTAATGGATCAACCAGAATTAAGACATTAGCCGACTCTCCAAATGGTGCTATTGTAAGTGGAGATGATCAAGATGTTTCCACATTACAGTTACAAAAATCTGCTGATTTCCGTGTGGCACAAGAAACGATCAGAACATTAGGAGAAAGATTGTCACGTGTGTTCCTTATGAACTCTTCAGTTAGAAGGGATGCAGAAAGAGTTACAGCAGAAGAAATTAGAATTGCATATCAAGAATTAGAGATAGCATTAGGTGGAGTATATTCTATTCTATCTCAAGAGTTTCAACTTCCCTTGGTTCAACTCATTATGAACAAAATGCAAAAGGAGAAGAAGTTACCGAAGTTTCCTGATGAGTCTTTGAAACCTATGATAGTCACAGGTGTTGAGGCACTTGGGCGTGGACAAGACTTAAATGAGCTAGCAGGATTCTTACAACATTTAACACCTCTCGGACCAGAAGTAGTTAAGAGTGAGTTAAATGTGGGTGAATATATTGACCGTTTAGCGGCTTCACTTGGGATTGATTCTCAAGGGTTGTTGAAAACCGAGGAACAGAAACAACAAGAACAACAAGCAATGCAACAGCAACAAGAACAGGCAATGCAACAGCAAATGATAGCTAAAGTAGCAACCGATGTCGCACCCGAACTTGCTAAAGGAGCAATGCAACAACCTAATTAAGGAAGGAAATTATGGCGAATACAAATGTAATAGAAACACACGAAGATCAAGCTCCTGAAAGTCAAGAACATATACAGGAGATGATTGACAAAGCTGAAAAGGTTCAGAGTGTTCCACGTGTTGATGGACAACCTACATGGTTGCCTGAAAAATTTGAGAGTCCAGAAGATTTAGCAGAAGCTTATTCTCAACTGGAACAAAAATTATCCACACGTGACACTCATCAAACAGAAGATGTAGAAGTAACCCAACCTTCTTCACTTCCTGAAACTGCCTCTGTAAATGAAGTAAGGGAGGCATTAGGAAAACAAGGAATAGATTTCAATAAATATGCGTATGAATATGCACAAAATGGAATAATAAGTGATCAATCTTATGGAGAATTAGAACAACAAGGACTCTCTGAAGATGTAGTGAATACATGGATAGCAGGACAAGAAGCTATCGCAAATCAAACAGTTGCTCAAGCTCATGAATCAGTAGGTGGATTAGATGAATATAATTCATTGTTAGAATGGGCAGGTAACGCATTACCAGAAAGAGAAATAGAAGCTTTCAACCGTGCTATAGAAAATCCGAATACAGATGATGTAGTCTTTGCTGTAAAATCTTTACACGCAAGGAGACTGATGGAGGATGGACAAGCACCAACACTTTTGCAGGGTGATACTGGAGGAACAAGAGTAGGCTCTTTTCAGTCCGTAGCTCAACTGACTAAGGCTATGAATGATCCTCGTTATCAAAACGACCCTGCTTATAGGGATGAAGTGACATCTAAATTATCACAATCATCCATTATGTAATACTCCTTAATACTACAGACATAGTAAATAAAGCCCATTGAGGTGGATAACTTTGATTGAACAGTTGTGGTTATAAACGGAGACTTTTATAACTAAATGCTGGAATTAAATCTAGCGTAACTTTAATCAAAAAGGAATAATATGGCACTTCAAGGAGCCTCAAACGCTTTGAACGCTGCTGCACAACGTAGTGGACAAAGCCACGCAGATGGTGACGTAAGGAATTTATATTTAAAACTTTACGCTGGTGAAGTAA